TAGCAAGTCTTGTTCACCATATTTTAATACAAACTTTGAATCAGGATACACGCCATATATATCATTAATGGAGACTCCTAACACTTCGCATACTTCAAAAAGAATATCTATTGTAGGACAGTTCGCTCCAGTTTCCCAATTAGAAATTCTGGAGGGAACAACACCGAGCTTATTGGCCAATTCCTTTTGACTGAGACCGGCGGATTCCCTATATTTTGCAATGTTTTTAGAAATATTTTTTTTAATTGTGTCGTCTCCCATGATTGCCTCCTTGTTTATAAGGCAATAGTAGCACAGAAATTTTGAAAATACAATATAAAATTCAGAATATCTGAAAAATATGTTGACAAATCAGAAGTGCTGTTTTATAGTTAAGAAAAACAGGAAAGCTGTTTTTGAAAGGAGGAAAACAGATTGAAAGGTAGCGATATAAAAAAATATCTGATAGAGAATGGAATAAAACAATCCTATTTATCAGAAAAGACAGGAATTCCGTCACCTATCCTTAATATGATATTGAATGACAATAGAAAAATTGAGGCTAATGAGTATATGCGGATATGTGATGCACTTGGTGTTCCATTAGAACAATTTAAACCCGATAAAGCAAAAAAGTTACTGGTGCGTTAAGGTAATGAATTTTGTAGGGGTGGAAACGACAGACTGTATAACCTATTAGATTGTGACTATAAGGACACCAAAGTAGCAATTAGCTAGGGCTATATTTAAACTGGAGAGGAAGTGAGAAGATGCCAAAATCCAACCTTCTGAGAACAGAAACGGCCAGAAAGAATTACGCATCCAGAGCCAGGGCGGGAATCAAGCGGCACATAGAACTGAGCAAAGTGTCCGAGGACAAGATTGCTGCAAAGCAAAATGTACAGGTAAGGACACTTATGAACCGGATCGAGGATCCGGGATCAATGCGGCTGAGAGATCTGTGGGACCTTGCAGAGATTATAGATGCACCAGTTGGGGAGCTGGCGGGTGGAGATTTGCCGGAAGAGATGCTGGCTAAGCTCCTGCAACAGAAATTGTTGTAAACCGAAACTTGTGTCATGTACATGGTGCATGGAAAGGTAATAAAAATATTACATAAAAAGGAGAGGATATTGAATGGAAGAATTGTGTAAGGACATTTTATTTTACAATAAGGAGCATAAGAAATTTTTTTGCAGAAATTTTCCGAAATGCAGAGATTTTGATGTATATCATATGGCACTGATCTACTGTCTGGGAATTGACAAAAGTGTTAGAGAGCATTTTGAAAATGTCTATGATATCAGAACCGGATTAATTAAAACGGAAGCCCTGCAGGAGGGATGGCAGACATCAGGAAGTGTACGTGTGATCCGGCTGGCATTTAACCTGTACACCAACGGTACAGCCAGTGTCGATGATTATGAGGACGAGGAGGAGAGGCTGGATGAATGCAGAAGCTACGCAGTGGAAGAGATATTTTGCTGTGGGTATGCACCTTATTTCTGGCAGGCTGTCAAACTGCGTTACCCGGAATTTTGCGGATAAAAAAACACAGTGCTATAAAGGCTGGAGAACCGAAGCACTGTGTCTGAGTAGACATGCGAAGTATTTAAATTACTCCACATCCTGTTAAACGTTACAATATAGGATTTCAAAGTACTTGTCAAGAGGTTAAGGTGTTAAAAATGTATAAACGATGCGGTGGAGTAAGCAAAATGTATCGTTGCCCGGTATGTCACGAGATTTTTGCAGTGCCTTATCAGACCAGGGGCGGAGGCAGGACCAACTGGGTGTATAGTGTCCGACAGAAGCGACGGAAAATATATTATTGTTCGTATCATTGTTTTCGGGAGATGCAAAAGATGACCGAAGGAAAGGTAGAAGCATGACGGGGAAAACGCATAGTGCAACAGGATTCTTTGCCGGACTTGTCATAAGTCACTATACAGGATGCCCCGGCGCTATGACGCTGGCAATGGCCACCGGATCGGTTCTGGGAGGGCTGCTCCCGGATATCGACAATGTCCACAGCCAGATCGGTAGCAGACTGCCTGTAGTGGAGCTGATAGTCCATGGCTGTCAGAGAGGAATCCGGCTGCTTTCCGGCATTCTGCCGCGGAAACTGAGAGAGAATGTCCGTTCCATGACAGGACACCGGGGACTGCTTCAT